CCGTCACTGTCCGTGAACTCAACGCCTTGGAAGGTGCCGATGAAACGGTCGCCGATGGCTGCCGCAGCAATGGTACCTTCGCCAGTCGAAGACGTAACGATCTTGACCGGCTGGTTCTGTAAAATGTTCGCTGCGTAGCCCGTAAGGATCGAGTAGGCGGTGGGGCGAACCACACCGCTTGGCGAGTAGACGGGACGTAGGCCGAACGGTTGGGATACCGAAGACATAGTCTTATACCTCGTAGTTAGTTGCGGTTACTCGGTCACCACACCTGCGGTGCCCGAGGGTTGAAATCACGCATCTCCGACAATCCGTCGCCCTCGTACATTGTGCTACCGGCTCGCTCAGCCTGTTCACGGATAGCATCCGCAACCTCGGCAAGCTTATCTTCCTCGCGAAGAGGTGCATCGTGGTGAGCTTCCTGCATGAACCTGTTGTACAGGCTGGTGGGCAGCTTAAACGCGAGCATCTCATTGACCCCAATAAAACCAGCCCATTCGCCAGTCTTGATTGAAGCATATTCCATCCCCGGTATCTCATCCGGTCGCACTGGCTCGTAGCCGAGTTGGATGCGACGGTGGATAGGATCACGCGGATTTTGCGTGGTTAGCCAGCACATATGATAGCCCGGGACGTCCGGCAGATCAGGAAGTGCGTCATTGAAAAGTTGGTTACGGAACATTTCGAGCCGGTCATCTTCGCTCACTTCGCGGTTCTCAGTGACCTGCCGGTCCTGAGACCGGCGAGTTTCGCGCCGACCTACAACGTCAAATTCCGGCTTCTTCAAACGATCATCTTCAGTACTATTCGTCATGTTGTCTCACTCCTTTTTTAGCGAGCCGAACCAGTGTCATAGGCCTGATACGCTTTCAGATAGCGTTGGCGAAGCACAGGGTCATCCCATACTCCGGCTTCAATCATAGCCTGTTTACGGTCGGGTGTCACGTATATTTCTTTCTTAGTCGAAACGGGTGCGTGTTCGCGTGTTCCGCCAGTCGGTGGGGCCTTGCGGCGTGGCTTCGCTTTGGGCTCGTCATTGCCGCCGATTGCCTCGGAGACACGGGCCGTAAGCTCTTCCCAATACTCGCGCGATGCGGGGTTGTAACCCTCACGCGCCAGCTCGTTGTCGATGCCCTTGGTCAGTGCGCTGTCACGGTCACCGCCCTGTGGGTCGTACCACGGGTTGGCGTCCATCCACTGTTTCGCAAAGTTGACGACAGTCGGGTTAGCCTGCGGCTGGGCCGCTTGCTGACGCGTCTGCTCGAACTCTTGCTTGGCAGCGTTCAGCCGCTGGGCTTCGTAGATCGCCTGATCGCGGATGCGCATGGCTGCGACGACATCGTCACCGTTGCCCTGCTCAGTCGCCTTGGCGATTACATGCTCAGCCTGCTGCACTTCGGCAACGGCCTGCGCCAGCTTCTGCTCAAGGGTCTGAGCATTGCTGTTGGCCGTGTGCGTCTCGATGGCAGACACGCGGCGGATGAGATCCGCGTTCAGTTGGCGAAGCGTTTCCAGCTCGCGCTGGGCGGCTTCCTTGGCCCGCTTTTGCACCTCACGCCGCTTCTGACGGCGCTTCTGGTTCTTGGACACCTCTTCGTCGTGATCGTCGTCGCTTTCGGCTAGACGCGCATCTTCCTCGTCGTCGTCATCGTCCTCGTCCTCTTCGACCTCGGGCTCTTCAGCCTTGGTCTCTTCCTCGGGGGGCGTTTCGACGGGGATCAAGTCGTCTTCATCTTGTTCACTTAGGTTGTTTCGGTCACTCATAACCAGCTCCCTATTGTAGCCTTATTGATCATATGAAAGCCTTCATGGCGAGCGGATCGCCCGTCACTTTGCCTATCAGATCAAGGTCGTTGAAAATGACGACAAGAGCTTCGTCTTGGCCGTCTGCGGTTTTGACAGTCCAGCGGTCGCCGCCGTACTTAGGCACCCGGACAAAGTCTCCGGTCTGGCACCATGAGCCCTCGGGCCATGGCTCGCCTGTTGTGCGGTTGCGAAACGCAAGTTCGCCCACCCCGATCACCTTCGCGATCTGAGTGTTCCACGCGTCTGTCTCGCGTGTTTCCGAGGTCAGGATGATCCCGCCCTTGGTTTTCTGTTTCGGTGTCCTGATTTGACACAGGACACGGCTGCCAAAGGGTGTGATGCCCGGATCACAGGCGGGAAACGCCTCGTCCGTGCTCGCATACCCAAAGTCAACCTTGTTACCGAGTTCCTGCATGTGTGCTCCTTTCGCAGGGTTAGAGGTTGAAGTCTTTGCGCTCCTTCTCGGCCACAAGGTCGATCAGGATACGCTTGGCATGTTCAAGACCCGCGTGCATGCCAACGGCCTGCCCATACGCGAACAAGTCGCGCCCGGCAGGTTGCGACAACGCATCGTTAGCAAACTTAGTTTGCTCTGCCTCGATGCGTTGAAGCAAGGTCTCTATCCTCATGCGGGGGTCTTCTTACCGCCCGACACTTCGGTTTTCGGGTGCATGCCCATCTTCATGAGCTTGTGCATGTTTGTGTTTTCTGCGTTGATTGGGCCAGTGTGCTTGCCCTTGCTCAGCGCCGCGTCGTTCTTCTTCATGGTTCCATCCTTCACGGGTTGGGGTTGATCCCAGTGCCTGTCGACACCGCGATTTTTTCACCAGACGCAATCTCGGCAGCCGCGAGTTGCATGGCCGTCTGATTGTCCTGCGAGTTCATCGTCATGCGAGCCTGAAGCTCAGCCGCCTTACGTGCATCTTCAGCCTGCTGCTGTTGCTGCTCGATCTGCATGCGGAGCTGAAGCTCGGCCATGTCGATTTGGTTGTCCTGCTGGTCTTGCTGCGCATTGACCTGCATCTTCTGCTGCTCAAGCTGCATCCGCTGCTGGTCGATCTGCGCCTCAAGCTGCGCCTGCTGCGCATCCTGCTGCATGCGCATCTGATCGCGCTGCGTCTCGGCCTGAAGCTTCTGCGTCTCAAGGGCGAGGCGCGGATCTTGCATCGGCTGCGGTGCGAACTGCTGCATGACCTGCTGCGCCTGCTGCACAACCTGCGGCAGATCGCTGAAGATCTCGCCACCGCGCTGCACAACGGCGGCACCAGCCTCGGCCAGCATCTGGTCGAGCGCCTTGCGCCCTTCCGTATCCTTGCCCAGTTCCTTCATCATGTCGCCCACATCCTCGCCGAGCGCCTCGTTCGAGACGTCGAAGACGGATGCCGCGTACCACAGAGCGACGTGCTCCTTGATGTGGTTCAGCATGACGGGCAGGAAGGCGGGCGCGATCATCGGCGACATGCCGAAGGTCGGGCTCATCATGTACGCAAGGTGCGTCTTGAGATGTGCGATGTGGTCCTGATCAGGGAAGGCCGTGATCGGGCGGCCCAGTGTCGCCGCGACGTTCTCGTTGACGGCGTTCTGGTCCTTGGGCTCCATCGGCGGGACCAGAAGCTCCTTCGGGTTGGGCACCTTGAGCGTCTCAAGCAGGCGCTCCTCAACGGCACGCATGTTGTAGAGCTGCGGCAGGGCGGCAGCGCGCTGCGACACGGCCTGCACCTGCGCATAACGCTGCGCCTCGCTGAAGATGTTCGGATCGGAGACGGGCACCACATCAAGCGGCCCCTCGAAGTCCTTGCGCGTGGCAAGCTCTTCGCCTGCCTCTTGCTCCAGCCGCTCGTCGTCGAGGTACATCGCGTTGAGGCGATGCAAGATCCGCAGCATGCGGGCCATGGCGTCGTGCAGACGTGCGTGGATCGACGAGAAGACGACCATGCCTTGCTCGATCTTGGCGAGCGTCGTGCCGACGGGCGCGTTCGGGTTGCCGTCGGCCACGTCGTCCAAGGCCGTGCGGACCACGCCCTTGCCTGCGTCGACCAAGAAGCCGAGCAGGTTCATCAGGACGGGCGAAGGCGGGTTGTACGGCAGCGGCATCGCCAGCTTGCGCACGTCGTCGACGTTCAGGCCGCCCTCGATCTCGATGGTCTGCGTCGGCTGGATGGACAGAGACTGACCGCCTGCCGTGCCGCCCTTGAGCTTGAGCATCGTCTGGCTGTTGGAGATGTGCGCACTGTCGAGCAATGCGCGCAGTGCGCCGGTCGCCGCGCCGGAGAGGCCGCCGATCATGTGCGGCAGGCCGATTGGATACGCGCCGCGCCACGGAATGAACGGGAACTCGACGAACCAGAGCAACTCTTCCTTGTGCTCGTCTTCTTCGTCCCAGTTGCGGTAGATCGACAGCACCTTGCCCGAGGGCTTGTCGACGCTGATGATGTACGGCGCTGCGCCTTCGCCTTCGACGTCGGCAATGGCGTAGATCTCGTAGACGATCCGCAGGCCGTCTTCGTTGAAGCTGGTCTGCTCGCGGCCCTCGATCTTGTCGTTGGCCTGCGCCGCCACGCTCATCTCAGGCTCCATGCCTGCGGGCGTCAGGTCGACGTCGCGGTACATGCCGTTCTTGACGCGGTTCTCATAGTCGAGCTGCGTCAGGTACTGGACGTGCGTGCGGCGCTGGGCCGTGTAGAAGTTGGTGGCCGCAAATGGCAGGTACATGTCGTCGATGGCGACGAACAGGAACTCAGGCCGGTTCTTCGCCTCGTCCCAGCCCAGCTTCAGATACTGTGCGCCGCCCAGTGGCACCTGCGTCATGAGCTGTTCAAGCTCGGCACGCACCTCGGGGCACTGCACGGTCATCTGCCAGTTGAGCAGGTTGGTCTTGCGCTTCGCCTTGTCGAGTTTCTTGTCCGTGGGCTTGCCCGGCACGAAGTCCTTGGCGGGGCCCTGCGGCGGGAAGATCTCCTTCATGGCGCGCGCCGCGAAGTCGATGCAGGCCTCGGTCAGCATCGGGTGGACCACCTTCGATGCGCCTTGAAAGTCTGCGCCGCCGGGGGCGTCGTCGCCCAGACCAGTGCGTCGCAGGCCTTCGTCATACTGGTCGTCGCGCTTCTTGCGCGCGTCCTTGTCCTTGCTGATCAGGTCGAGGAAGCGTGACGACAGACGGCCCAGCTCCGGCTCGGGGATGATGCCGTCGGCGAGGTTGGCGTAGAACTCGCTCTCGCCTGCCTTCGGGTCTTCCTCGTCGAGGCGCACGATTGCGCCGCCGTCTTCGGTGTCCTCAACGTCGTCCTGCTCTTGGCCCTCAAGCTCAATGAGTTCGCCGTACTCCTGTTCGTCTTCGTCTTGCATCAGGTTGTCCTTTTACGCCGCGTAGGGGTTCATTACCACAGTGGGGGCGGGTCTGTCACCCTTCCAGTCATCGCGCGGTTTGCGTGTGAGGTCGATCATGCGTTTATCCATGCACAGCCGCAGCGCCTGCGTGGTCTGATCGACGTGGTCGTCGTGCTTAATTGAGCGTTCGCCGGTGAACGAGCAGAGCTGATAGATCAGCGGCTCGACCCAACTGCGTGGCTTGCCGGGGAACTTGTCGCTCTCGGGCACCCAGACGCGGTTCTGGGCGAAGATCGGCGAGACCATGTGCAGCCGCGTCAGCTTGTCGGCGCGTCCGGGGTTGTAGGCGTAGGCCTCGATGCCCTCGCGCTCCAACATCTGGCGCAGCGAGATGCCGCTGCCCTTGTCTTCGATCAGCAGGATGTCGGGCTTGCGCCCAGACGTCATGGGCTTGGCGCTGCCGAACATGGGGCGGATCAGCGCCTGATCGTCGTCGTCGCCGTAGCGCACGTTGCGCTCCTTCTTCACGCGCTTCATCAGGTCGGGCAGGCCGAGATGATCCTCCCAGCAGTCGAGCAGGATGACGTGGCTCATGTTCTTGTACTGGAACACGCCCCAGACGCCGCACGCCGTCGGGTCGGTGTCGCCCTTCTTGTCGACGCTCTTCTCGGTGTAGGCCGTGTCGAGTGACATGATGATCCAGTCGAGCTTCGGCAGCCTGCGCTTGGCAGGCCAGAGGTTGATCCAGCTCCGCTTGATGACGCCGTTCTCTTCAGGATCAATCAGCTCCCCGTAAATCTCCTGACGCCCAAGCGTTGTGCCCTCATACTGTTCGAGGTTGGAGAAGAAGTCGTCGGGCAGGTTTGCCCGGTTGTCATGGCTTGAGCCGCGCACGATGACGCGCCGGTCCTTGGGCGCGCTCAGCCTGCGGATCAACTCCTTGGGCTTGGGCGTCGTCGTCCAGAGTATCTGCGGTGCAGGGCCGAGACGCATGCCCATCATCATCATGTCCCACGTCTCTTGATCGTACTGCCATGCGGCGAGCTCGTCGCACCATGCGCGGCAGTGCTGCGGGCCGCGAAGACGTTCGGGCTTCTCAGCCGTGAAGCCGCGTATCGTGCTGACGCCGCCAGTCACGTTGCGCATGCGGATGTAGTTGCCCGTCTTGTTGTGCTCGACGAGCAGCTCGGGCGGCAGGACGGACAGCAGGCCGCTCTCGCCCTCCATGCACGTCACCTGAATATCCTGATAGGTTGGCGCGATCACGCAGCTATCGAAGCCTGACGGATCGAGGAAGACGGATCGCGTCAGCCACTCTGCGCCGACGCGCGTCTTGCCGAAGCCGCGCCCGGCGAGGAAGCCGCACTCGCTCCATTTCGTGAACGGAGGGATCTGGCTGTCGCGCGCCGTGCTTTTCCAGCGCGTCTGCCACTCCATGAAGGTATTGACGTGCTCGTCGCCAGTCAGGATGTCGACTACGTCAACCTGCACGACGCGACCATCCGCGAGTGTAAGCGGCGCGGTGGTCATGCGTCCTTGCGGTACAGCGTCAGCGCGTCGCGCAGTTGGAGGTTGGTCTCGCGGATCTTGTCGTACCGTTCCGTCGACCGCAGCAGCGCGTGATCAAGCGCAGTGCGCTCGGCGCGCACGCGGTCCAGCTCGACCTGAAGCTCGCGGACGCGACGCCACGGGTTCCAGATCATGTGTCTACCTTATGCGAGAGCAGGGCTTGGGTCACTGCGGACAGCACCATGGGGTCGGCGGGCTGGGTCTCAATCTTGAGCGCCTCACCGTTCTTGTTGCCAAGGTTCAGTGTTGCGTTGTCGCCGTACCTGTTGGGGGACCACTTCGCCAGAAGCTTGAGGCGCGTGTCGATGCGCAACTTGCTGCGCTGCACATGCTCGCTGTTAATCGCCAGTTCGGTCGTGCCGTCGTTGCGTTGGCGCTCGATCCAGTCGTTGGTGCCGTCGTCGGCGATGTCGAGGATGTCCTCGGCGATGGCGTCGAAGCCCAACTCGCGCGCGTGCGCGATGCGTGCGGCGAACTCCTCGTCGGCGGAGATCCAATCATACACAGTCCGCCAGCTCGGCATCCCATCCTGACGGCACAACTCACGCAGCGGGACGCCATCGCACAGCCCCTCGATGATACGCTGCTCGACGGCAGAAGTTCGTTTCGTCTGACCCATTGTCTGCATGCTCCGCTTCTTGGCAGGACTACCAGAAGCCCCAGATAGCAGCAGCGCGATGAAACTACAAGAGGGTGTGGCTCGACCTATTCCAAATCAGCCGAGCCACAGCCTGCATGAAGCCTGAAAGGCCGCGCGATGTCAAAGCAAATCAAACCCATCCTCACGGGCCTTGAGCATATCCTCTACGGCTCTAGCCAACCCACTGCGATTGAGCAGCAGCGGCAGATCCGCATGGCGGCTAAAGCGTTGACCGTTCCAGCCCAGCCAATAGTTCGCTTTGCCCAAGGCCCTGCCATCTGCCACGACCTTAACCGACGACCATCCGTTCGACGGATCAGGCCTGACGTACACGAACCAATTTCCGTCTGCCTCTACCGACCCGAGAAAATTCCAGTCATCCGTTTTCGGTTTATGCCCGAGGTATCTTTTCATTTCCTAAACCCCTAGTGATTTTGATCCGAGTAACACAGCATGCATCACAGCGCAACATGATGCACGATTGAGTTCCGAGGGTGGTCAACAAAAGTGCAGCGCAGCACAGCATCTGCTCGGTGCAGCATTTGCAGCAGTTGGGGGCCTTCTTTTAGAAGGCTCCCCCCGATGCTGCATAAATGCTGCATTTCTCCGAGCTGCACCATTTGCAGCATGCTGCTTAATGCTGCAAATGATGCATGCTGCAATTATTTTTAAAAAGATGCATTTTGTGTATTGCAATGCCTGATTGCATCGATTAGGGATAGCTCATCAGCAACGCAAACACGGAGTAAAAATCATGACTTTCATCACTTTCAACAAGAGCAACTGGTCCGGCGAAGAAGCCACCATCAACATCCGCGACAGCAAGTTCTCGTTCAACGGTTACGACTTCGAGCTGCGGAACTTCAACACCGTGAAGGGTGACGATCCAAAGTACGATTTCCACACCGTCGACTTCTATTACGATGGCGAACTGT